GGAAGATGTAGTTAGCACGGATTTTTCCCTTAGTTTTCCGTTTAGTAGAGGCGCAGATTGCGCACGGCTTTGCCTGCGGTGGCACGGCCCACTTCAAAGACGCGATGCACCAGATAGCCGGCAGCATCGTTCATGTGGTCGTAATTGGCCTCCTTATCGGGCTCAGCTCGCTCGTTGTAGCTCTGCAGCTCTAGGCACTCAATCAGCTTGCGGCAGCGTGGATGCACCCACAGCCGCGTTTCACCCTTGCCGTTCTCTAAGGCTGCCTGCACAGCGGCCACGCGGTCACGGATGGGTGGGTTGGCTTTGGGAGCCATGTTGCTGATGTCGTAGCTGGCCAGGATGGCCACGTCGCTGCGGGTGCTGTTGGTGCTGCGGTTGGCGCCTGAAGCGTCGGGGTATCCCAGGATGCGGGCGTGAGGGTAACGGCGGCGGAGTTCTTGGCCAATGGCGTCGGTGTCATGGGCGCCAGCGATCTCATCAAAGAAGAAGAGTTCTCGCCCGCGACGCACGGCGAGAGCAGCGTTGGTATTGCCCACGTTGAAGTCGATACCCACAAGGATGGTTTCTTCGTCTTCGATGGGGGCGATGTCTTCGCGGACGTGCTTGGTGCGGTCGAAGCGGTCATAGACCTGGCCGGTGGTCAGGTTGACGAACTCACCGTCTAGGTAGGCGCGCAGCAACTGTGGGTCATAGTTGGCCTGCAAACGCTCAATGAAGTCCGGCGGCAGGTGGGGATTGTCTGCCGTGCGCATCTTGATCAGCTTGCGGTCAGGGCGCTGCTGGGCCTCGTCGCTACCGAAGGTGTTCCACATCCAGCGGAAGCCTTCCGGGGTGGATGCTGCGCCGAACTGGCGCACGTTGCCGGCACGCAAGCGGCCCAGGATTTTTGGGAAGGCCTTGCTAGCAATACTGGGTGCCACGGTGTCAATCTCGTCGGCCAATACCCAAGCCAAGTTCAAACCGATGATGCGCGACCAGTTCTCAAAGGATCGGCACAGGATCTTGGTGTCACCGCCAGGCAGGTGCAGTGTGTATTCAGGCAAGGGCGAAGCGCGAAAGGTATAGGGGATGTCGTAGGCCTCTAGGAAGTCGTCGAAGTCGTTTTGCCAGATGTCGCGGATCAGGGGGCCGGTGGGTTCCATGACCGCACCGATAAAGCCTTGATTGGCAGCGGCTAGGTGGACTGCTTTGGCGCAGAGCGAACGGGTCTTGCCAGCGCCGTAACCAGCAGAAATGCCGATGATCTGGGTGCTGGTGTCATCGACAAAGGCCAGCTGACCAGGGTGCAGGTCAGCGCGGATGCGGGTGAGGAGGTTGGCCGTATCAATGACCTCACCGCTTTGGCCGAGCTGCTGAAGGACGTGGCCTTCGCGGACAGCAGCAAGGATGCTCACGAGCAGAGCTGGGCCAGCTTGGCGGCGGTGTTAATGGCACCTAAAGCGATGTGGTACTGCCCAGCGCGGCGTGCCTCTAGCTGCAACGTGGAGCACTGCGAGAGCAGGTCAGCAATCATCTGGGGGCGTTCGATGTCCCAGTCAGCCTTCAGCTTTTCGCGGGCGACGCGGAGGTAAAGGTCACAGGCATCGTCCTTGACCCCCCAGTTTTCCCGTGCGTAGCGGATGCAATCCGAGCGCCGTCCACCTGTGGCGATGATGCGTGCAAAGCGCTCAGCGCGTTCAAGGGTTTCCTTTTTTGGACCACGAGGGGGTGCCATCTGGCAGCCTCCTGTGCCTCGGTGAAGTGAGCTTCTGAGGGGTAGCAGATGGCGGTTTGGCCGGTGAAGTCTTCCCAGCGCTTGACGATGCAATCAACGTAGGCAGGGTCAAGTTCCATCATGCAGCAGTGGCGAGAGGTCTTCTCGCAGGCGATGAGGGTGGAGCCTGAACCGCCGTAGAGGTCAACGACAAGATCACCCGACTTACCCCATTGACCAAAAACCCAGCAATGGAGATCGACAGGCTTTTGCGTGGGGTGAACACGCTTTTCGCCTTTTTCTACAGAATCAAATCCGACCCATCGCTTCCAGAAAGTTGCTTTCTTATGGCGCTGGCGTGACCAGCAGATTTCAAAGTCATTCCCAATCATTTCAGCGTCTGCCTTGTCTCGCTTTTGCCAGACGAGAAGGCTCCCATTACGAGGTAAACATTCAAAGTAATAATCTGCTCCCCACCAGAACTGTTCTGGCGTATCTTGAAAGAAGGCGATCAGCGGCGAGGGGTCGTAGTCTCTGTCATCTCCAATAACTTCTTTCCATTTGTAGCCTTTAGCATTTGGGCTCTTTGCTGATCCTTTTAGCTGGCTGTAATCAGTATTGAGGTTCATCCCATAAGGCGGATCGCAGTACACCATGTCCGCCTTCCTTCCATCCATGAGGCGTTCGACGTGCTGGATGCTGGTGCTGTCGCCGCAGAGCAGGCGGTGGTTGCCGAGGATCCAGAGGTCACCGGGCTTGGTGATGGGTTGCTCGGGTGGCTCGGGAACGTCGTCGGGGTCGGTCTTGCCTTCTTCAGGGGGTAGCTCGGTTACGGCAAGGAGTTCGTTGAGGTCTTCGTCGTTGAACCAGGGTGAGATGTCGTGCTCTTCGCTGAGCTGCTGCAGCATTTGCGCGTCCCAGTCGGACAGCTCGGCGGCACGGTTGTCGGCTAAGGCTAGGCCGACCTTTTCATCTTCAGAGAGGCCAGAGCGGCGCACAGCAATAATCTCGTCGCCTGCAGCTTCGACGACCTTGAGCTTCGTTAGCCCTAGTGCTTGAGCGCCAGCAATGGTGCCGTTGCCCGCCAAGATGCGGTTGTCCTCGTCAATGACGATGGAGCGAGCGGCGCCGTAACGCTGTAGGGACTCTTGGATTAAGCGGGTGGAATTATCAGTGCGCTTGCGTGCGTTCTTCTGGTCGAACTTAAGGTCTGAGATCTTTGCCATGGCCAGAGTTTAACCGGCTGATGGCATAAAGAGGGTGCCATCTTGTGCCAATACGGTAAGGCGTAGCTGGGCATCGTCGTAGGAGTGTGCCCAGATGGTGGCTAAGCGGGGGATGGTTTCAGGGGCAACGGTGTAGGTAAAGAGGTAGTGCCCGTGGAGGGGGTAGTCGTGGTGGGTGGGGAAGTATGTGCCGGTGACGCGGTAGGTGGAAAGCAGTTGGCGGGCGATGTATTCGGCTTCGGTGAAGGTGGAATCGTCTTGCATGACGAGACCAAACGGCTCACCGTCAAAGGGGTATTCGCCAACGATGGACCAGGGTTCCATAGGACCTGGACGGCTGCCGTTAGCTTGCCAACGGGATGATGGTGATGATGGCACCGGGGTGTTCTGAGGGTGTGGTGTAGCGCTTGGTGTGGGAGGAGATAGCAATGCGAGCGTCGTCTTGCAGAAGGCCAGCGTCCACAAGAGCATCTTCAGTAGAGCGGAGACACTTGCTGCCATCGGGTTTGACGGAATGGAAGGTAGGGGCGGAAGGTTTGAGGGTGCCTTTGGCGGTGTAGTGAGACTTGGGGCGTGGAAAGAGGAAGATGCAGGAGAGGGAAACAGGGCCGGTGATGGTTGGTTGGTTGAGGGCAACGGCTGCTTGTTGAACGAGAAAGCGCCAGGGCTTGACGTTTTTGGAGGACTCGATCATGCGGCCATTACCGACGTGCCGTTTTGAGCCCATAGGAGCTGGCGGCATCCCTGCCACGGTGAAGGTGATCACAGTGCTGCGCGGTCTTGTAGGAGGTTGCGCAGGCGCTGCAGCTCACCTTTGGCCGAAGGTGCGAGGGGATGCTGCAGACGGTCTTCCAAGATCCAGAGGATGCCGTTGATGGCGTCTTGGGTGGCCTGCTGGTAGGCCGCAGAGTTGGGGTCTACTGGTGGCGGCTGCAGGGCCTGACGTAGGGCAGCGGTAGGAATCATCAGAGGCTGCGGATGGTCCAGAAGGTGGTGAGCTTCGTTTCGACTTCACCAAGGGCAACGGCCAGCTCTTGCGCTGCTTTGAGGGCAGTTTGCTGTTGGGTGATGTAATCCGGGTAGGCGTAGGACTTACGAGTGGTAGTTGTGAGCTTGTAGTCGTTCCAGAGGAGGGGTTCGTCTGGGTTGACTTCACCGGCATCAACTAGAGCGTCCAAGTCGGCCAAGGCAGCTTGCAGGGCCGCTTCCCAGTCTTTAATGGCTGCTTTGGCAGCGGTGACGCGCTCAAGGGTGTCCTCAAGCGTGGGCAATGATGACGGCGAAGATGGCTGTAAAGAAGAGGAAGACGTAGAGGTGGGAGCGGTCAACGCGGCGGTGCGTGGCATGGCTGTTCACGGTGAGGATGGGGTAATTGAGAAAGGGAAAGAGGCGTGGTTTGGGGCTGGTCATTCCAGTTCCATGAGCAGGACGCGTTCCAGGGCCTCGATGGCGCCGGAGATGTGGCCATCGGCCCAACTGCCAGGGGTGAACTCACGGATGCGGGCTTCGTAGTCAGCGAGAAG